AGCAATGCAATTTTATTTTACAAAAACAGAAGTAATACCTGGGTGAGAATTGGTACAAATGAGTGGGCAACAAGCTGGCCAACTATTAAAGGCACAGTGTCTTTTGCTACCAGTTCAACTACTGCTATTCCTTCAAGTACTCCTGCTGCTGCTTTAACAATCAACGGTACCAGTGTTACTGTGGGTAACACAGGTTCCAGTAGAACTATCGCTCAGGTAGTGTCTTCTATCAATAGTGCTGCAATCACTGGAGTTACTGCTGCCTACATTGATGGAAAATTAGAAATTTATGCAACCGACGCAGCAGCCAGCGATGGCGCCACAGCTGATGGTAAGATTACAATATCTAATGCGTCAGGTACACCAATGGCCAGTCTGGGTCTTGGCACTTCAGGAAGTACATATGCCAATCCTATATTGACATTTGGTAATTTTGCTGAAATCCCAAGCTGGCGTAGTACAGACACTGTACCTCGTCCTAGTGGCAGTATTTTTACGAAAATTGGTGCAACAGGAAGCGGAGCAGATGTAGTTATTAAACGTTACAACAGCACCGTTGGATCGTTTGCTACATTGGCTACAGAATTTTACAATCGTGCCGAAGACGCTCTGTACGGATTAGATCCATCAGGCGGCGGTAATGGTATCGTGGCTGGTACTGTTTGGATTGCATACGATTCGTTACGCGACGATACAGATGCGTTTAAACCTTTCCGACGTCGTGTAACAGGCCAGACCGTGGTAGCAGGATCTACTTTGGCTGCTAGCCCTTTTACAATCAGTGACGAATTTACCATTGGAGTAACTTCCATTGGAACATCTGTAATTACAGAATACACTGTAACACTAACTGGAACCACACCCTCGAGCTTTGTGTCGGATGTTCTTGCATTGGACATTCCAGAATTAGACATCAGTGTTACTAACAGCATTATCACTTTTACTCACATTTACGGTGGCGACATTTATCTCACAGATGCAACAGGTACTCCTGTTGCTGACGCCGGATTTACTAGCAGCACCACAGGCACTATTTTATACGGTTCAACATTGGCATTAACCAATTGGGAATCACTCACATACACTTATAGTACAACAGAGCCATACCAGGCACCAGCCGATGGGTCATTATGGTACTACAGTGATCCGGCAACTGTTGATATTATGATCAACGAAATTGGCGGTTGGAAAGGATATCGTAGTACATATTACGACGGAACAAAAACTGATGCTAGAGGGTATGATTTAAGTTTAACTGACCCAGAAGGAGTTATTGTAACTGCTAGTGAACCAGAGTATCAAAGCGATGGGGTCACAGCTCTTGCAGCCGGAGATCTGTGGTTAGACACTGGAGATTTAGAAAATTATCCTGCACTTTACCGTTACAGTGGAACCGATTGGGTATTGATTGACAATACCGATCAAGTGGGACAAAACGGTATTGTGTTTGCCGACGCACGTTGGGACACCGACGGTACCACAGATATTATCACTGGGTCGTTACCTTCTATCACTGAGCTGTTGGCCAGTAACTACATAGATCAGGACGCACCAGACTATAGATTGTATCCTCGTGGTATGTTATTGTTTAACACAAGACGCAGTGGTTACAATGTCAAACAGTATGTAAGCAATAAATTTAATTCTCAGGCCTATCCTGACTTGCCAGCAGTACCAGGTGCCGGCGGCTCGTTGCCAACGATCAAAGATACATGGCAAACAGCAAGTGGATTAAAAGACAATGGCAGTCCATACATGGGTCGCCAGGCACAACGTCGTATGGTTACCGCAGCAATGCAAGCGGCAATTATTGCCAATACTGAAGTTCGCGAAGATCAATTCCAATTTAACTTGATTGCTTGCCCTGGTTATCCTGAAGTGATCGATGAAATGGTTGCCTTAAACAATGACCGCGCACAAACTGCGTTTGTTGTAGGTGACACACCAATGAGACTGGCACCTAATGCAATTGAAATTGCAAACTGGAGCAACAATACCAATGGTGACGGACTAGCAACATCAACGCCATACTTGGGTGTTTATTATCCTTGTGGCCAAACTTCAGATCTACAGGGTAACACTATTGTAGTACCAGCAAGTCATATGGCATTACGTACAATTATCTTTAACGATAATGTAAGTTATCAATGGTTTGCACCAGCCGGTACACGTCGTGGTCTAGTAGACAATGCAAGCAGCATTGGTTACATTGATGCCAACACAGGAGAATTTACTTTTGATAGTATTCGTCCAGGACTCAGAGACACCTTGTACGAAAACAGAATCAATCCTATTACCAATTTGCCAGGTATTGGATTAGTGGTTTGGGGCCAGAAGACTCGTAACCCGACCGCAAGCAGCTTGGATCGTATCAACGTTGCTCGTTTGGTGAACTACTTGAGAACTATACTTGCAACTGCAGGCAATGGTTTCTTGTTTGAACCCAACGACAAGATTACCAGAGATCAAATCAAGAATATTATCTCAGGAGCAATTAACGATCTAGTGGCCAAACGTGGTATTTACGATTATGTTGTAGTCTGTGATGATACAAACAATACTCCTACACGTATAGCTCGTAACGAATTATATGTAGACGTGGCAATTGAGCCAATGAAAGACGTTGAATTTATCTACATTCCAATTCGTTTGAAGAATCCAGGTGATATTGCAGCAGGCGTTTAATATGGGTATATATTGGGGCTTTGCTGCCCCAATATGATCTAATAAAATTTTGGTAAATACCTATAACAGGAGAAAGAAATGGCAATTGCCTCACTAAACAAATTTACAGTTCCACTAGCAACAAATCAAAGTGCCAGCGCACAAGGTTTGTTAATGCCAAAAATGAAATATCGCTTCCGTGCGGTATTTGAAAATTTTGGAGTCAGCACCGATCGTGTAGAGCTTACAAAACAAGTTGACAGTATTAGTCGTCCTAACCTAAATATGAATCCGTTTGCAATTGATGTTTACAACTCTAAGGTAAACCTGGTAGGCAAGCCAACTTGGGAAGCTGTGACTGTTACATTACGCGATGACGCAGCCGGTAACGTAAGTAAATTAGTCGGCGAACAAATTCAGAAACAATTTGATTTTGCAGAACAAGCATCAGCAGCATCGGGCATTGATTATAAGTTTATTCTCAAGTTTGAAATGCTAGACGGTGGTAATGGCGCCAATCAACCCACAGTGTTAGAAACTTGGGAATTGTACGGAGCACTATTAGGAACAGTAAATTATGGTGACATGGCCTACGGAGAAAGTTCGCCAGCTACTATTCAATTGAGTGTGACTTATGATAATGCAGTTCAAACTCCAAGTGGTACAGGTGTTGGAAGTTCAGTAGGAAGAACATTGGGTACTTTAATTACTGGTGTTTTATAATAAACTACAAAACTATACAAAAAGTCCGGAATTTCCGGACTTTTTTTTGACATAAATAACATAAACGGACCTATATGCCTAATATTTTTGATGGTTTTTTAACACAGCTCACTACCGGCGATAGTATTAAAGATTACAAACACGCCAGTAGATTATTTGTTGACAATAATTATGCACTGTCACCAAAGTACAATTGGTTATTTCATGTGTATTTTGATTTAAATCCTGAAATCGCAAAAGTGAACCCGCAAGAACAAACCGAAGTGGGAATGTTGGTCAAGTCGGTTGACTTGCCAAGATTCAGAGTAGATACAAAAAATTATAATAATTACAATCGACCGTCCTTGGTGCAAACCAAAATTAGATATGAAGATATCAACATAGTGTTTCACGACGACTCGGCAAACGTTATACGTAGAATGTGGTATGATTACTACAATTATTATTATAGAGATATGGATAATAGTTATGCAGATGCCACTGGTGCGTTAAATGAAGTGTATAAAAAAAATAACAAACAAGTAGTTGGTCAGAGAACTTTGTATAATAAATTTGGCTACAGTCCAAGAAAGGACAGTTCGTATCCACAGTACATACAAGCAATAAGAATTTACAGTTTACATCAAAAAAGATTCAGTGAATATACCTTACTCAATCCTATTATAAGTGGCTACAGACATGGCAGTCATCAAAATGGTCAGGACGGAATATTGGAAAACACAATGACCATACAGTATGAGTCGGTGTTATATGCAGGCGGAGTGGCATCAGTTGCGCGAGGATTTGCAGATCTACATTATGACAAATCACCGAGTCCACTGTCGGTGGCAGGTGGAGGAACAAACACTATTTTTGGCCCTGGCGGCATAGTAAATGCATTCAATGAGGTAATAACAGACGGTACCGGAAACAAATGGGGATCGGCAGCGTTCAAAGCTATTAGAGGATTTCAAAAAAATAAAAATGTTGATTTTATAAATTTGGCCCAAGGTGAATTGGTACAGTCATT